ACAGCATTCGCGAGACTAGCGGACATGTTCGGATACAGACCACGGGACATGGCCGCAGTATCGTAATAAAAAGCAGGCTTGTAACCGTAGTATTGTGTGAGTATGTACGCGTCAAACAGAGTGTTATGACATACGACCGCAGTCTCATCCCAATCTATTTGTGCAAGTATGTCTGGTGTCTCTTCTTCGTTATACCATTCAGTAGGACCGTCTTCTACCTTGATACCAACACCCCATACCTTGAAATTAGGATGGTTAATGTATTGTACGGTAGACATCTTACTAAGCGACAGTTGTACGTCATAGTATGTTTCGAAGTCTAAATAAATTTTTTGCATTATTCTTTACCCCATTCTTTCATGTACTTTTCAGCAATCATGCCTTTCCTTACAAGTTCTTTTACTCTATCCCAAGCTTGGTCTAGTTCTTTTTGTGCTTCTTTGTCAGAAGATATGCCTTCTTCTACATAAAAAATTACAGTATTCTCAATAATTTTTATAGCGTCAGTATCTTTTAAAAGATGCGTAGCTTCGTCTATTATTTCCCAAGTCATAGTTCCTCCTTGAACTTTTTCATTTTATTACACCAGTCTTCGTACTCGTGTTTTTTTGCACGCTCCCAACCGATTTGTTTACTCGTATACATGTTATACGCAACAGACAGCTTTACATACTTCCATTGTATGTATGGCAAGTCATCAGGATTATTGTATGTATATGGATGTATTGGATTACGTTTTACATATACATGTGTGGGGGGCATTTAATTACTCCTTAATTAAACTTGACAAAATACAATAGTGTCTTTATGACTATAAATATTACATCATGGTGATGTAATACACAAATGGAGAAGCAATATGGCAACTTATAAATCAGATATGGTAGCTGGTAATCAGTCATTCAAACCGTTCCCAAGCGGAGCTATGGGCGTAAGATACGCTAAGTTTGAAGCTACAACTGCATTAGCATCTGGCGATATCCTTCAATTAGTTGACGTATTCTCTGGTGAAACTGTGCATGACGTAATCATCAAGGTCGACGACCTAGATTCCGGTTCATCAATAGAATTTGATATAGGAGATGGCGGAGACGTTGACTACTATATCGATGGTTCTATTATTGGAAGAACAGGTGGTGTTGATGAGAAAGATGCTGCTGTAGCACCAAAAGAATACACAGCTGACGATACTATTGACATGAAAGTAACAGCCTCGCCTGGTGGCGGTGGTACTGGTACTATTGAATTGTGGGTATACGTATCGTAAGAAAAAACGCATAGCCCAAGCCGGGACACCGAATCTTGGGCTATACTAATGCCACTCCTTGGCATGTTCAGTGCAATAGTTTATTAGATTTATCCATGTTGCCTTCTGCAACAAACTGTTCCCACGTGCCGTCATATGCACATGCAAACAAGATACAAAACTTAACATCATCCTCTGACATAGAGTGTCTATCTGCTGTCTGTTGTATACCATTCTCCATAGCCTCATAACCAACATCCATCATTGCAGATTTAAGTCTTCCCATATTGACTCCTTGGATAATATTCTGAAAACTTCATTTTAGCTTCAGATTCAGTTAGTTGACGTTCGTCATACTTTTTACGTTCCCAGTACACAGCGTCTATCCAGCTTTGCATGTTGCACTCGTAAGATTTAGTGGTGTCATATTCCCACTGTTTTTCTTGCATAAGTTCAGTCATTAGTCATCCCCCAATAGTTTATTAGTTAATATTACCTCATTCATTTGTTCTTTCAACTCATCAGGTATTATTTGCGCTGGCGTAACTTTAGATGATTTGGCTCTTACAACCTTTTTAGCCATACGCTGCATGTATTCTTCTGGTACAAGTTCTTTACCACCAGGCCACTCGTCAACAAATCTTTTAAGTGTAGTAATTCTTTTTATGTATTCATTAAACTTACTAAGATCTTCATTAACTTTTGTTTCTATTTCGCCTATGGGCATAAGAGCTTCACATATCTCTGGGTCTGTAACAATAAACACAGCATTATCAGCATGTGGACAGTAACGTTCGTCGCTGCCCCAGCCTGTCATGTACGTTACTTGTGTTTTAACAGGACAATAATAATTTGGTAAATCATTAATCTGTACACCTACATCACCGTCAACATACTCCACGCCGTTCTTGTAATCTTGGCGTGCTTCTTGATGCGTATCAGGCATGTGCCAGTGATACGAGTAAGTCATGTTGTCACTGCTTGGTCTGTTAGGATTGCATACAATACCCATCTCTTCCCTAGGCCTAGTCATAGGCTGTTCTTGGAAGTTCATATGATACTGTCCATACTGTGATTTACTGTCGTGATACTTTTTAGTAAGCTGTTTAGCAATAAGCTCAAGCTTCGTAGAAAGATCAACATACTCTTTGAATACGTTAGTTTGCATAGCTTCAACAATTTTATCTACAGCAGGTTGCACATTGTGTGACTGTCTGTAGGCAGCATGAAGTTGTTTTTTATAGTTACGTGAAATAGTATCACGCAACTGATTTGACATTTGTACACTAGCCATATTATTTTCTCCTGTAATTCCAAGTCGGTTCTACTCTACGCCATCCTGCTTTGACAGTTGGCATTTTGACATTGAACGGCTTGTTGATAATTGTTTTATTTACTTTCTTAACTTCCAATACCTCGTGTGTCATAGTCTTTTTGAGAATAAACAAGACAATAGACGCACACAGACCACCAACCATGGCTGCAGCCATACCGCTAAAGGTGCCGTAGAAGCAGACCATCAGCGTGACGGTGATAAGTACGTCAACAAAGATATCGTTACCGATAGTCTTACGACCACCGGCTTTAAGCGCTAGCAAAAGCAGACCTAGCGCGGACAGTATGCCTACTAGTAACATCATTCCTCCTTAGCCACATAAGATAGGCCATGTAAGCAAATTGAATTGCTTCGATAATAATCCATAGTGCAGTTGTAACTGCCGATACTATACTTGGGTTCATAACATCCTCCATATAAGATAAAATATACACCCGAGGCCGACCCCGACACCGAGCAGAAGCAACGAGTACTGAATACTAGTTGCAAGACCGAATAATAGAAACAACACTGCTGTGCCGGTCAACACAGATACACCAAACTCTTTGATGTGTTGCTTACATTTTGATAATTTCACCATAAGGCGCCTCCTCTAAGTCTGTAGTTACCCAAAGTACTGGGTAAGATGGTTTGTCTCCAAAATCACCAGAGCCAAGGTCAGTAAGATAGACCAAGGCTGCAATGTTTGGATGGTTTTCATTGAGATACTCAATAACAGGTGAGAATGCTGTACCACCTCTACCTTTGTATGCTACTTGCAGAGGTAGGTCCTCTCGAGTGTACTCAGTAGTATCGTTAATCTCAGCATCACATTGTATAAACTGTACTCGCTCAGGATTGAGCTCATGCAATATGTGTGATGTTTCTGTAGTGAACTGTGTCAACTCATCTTCGGATACTGAACCAGATGTATCTACTGCAATCGCAATCTCGTCGAGACAGGGATTGTGCAAGGATGGCAGATACAGTCCGGAACCGATAAATCGTCTGTTTGGTCTAGCCCATGTAAAGTCAGACTTGTTGTTGGACCGTAAGAAACGCGCAAGCACGTTCTTCCAATCAACCTTAGGATCTGTGATATCAGAAATCAATGTCTCCATGTTAGCAGATAGTTTGCCTTGGGCCTTGGCCTGCTCAGCTGCCTGGTTGATAGCAACAGTCAAATCGGATTCGATAGCGCTAGCTTTGCCAGCGGTACCGTCCGAATCGGGGTGATCAAGCACGCCACCACATTTACCACCGTCTACATACACAGTGTCCCATCCCGAAGGAGGTTCCGGTAGTGCATTGTAGATATGCTCGGTAGTCATGTCAGCGTACTGATCATCCACGAGCCCGCCTTTCGGCAGGATAAAACCTTCTGCAATCAAATAATCGTTAATAGCGTAGTCAGCTGCAACGTTCCATTTGTGTGGGTTACGTTCTTGTCTACGCGTGTGATGCATGAGCACAAGATGCATGATCTCATGCGCAAGAAAGCCTTCACGTTCTATTTCTGTCAACTTCTCAAACCACTTTGGATTGTAGTAAAGATGTTTGCCGTCGACAGCACCGGTGGGCTGATCCCACTCAACTGGCTTTTGTCGCAGACATAGGGTACCCAAGAAGGGATTACCCAACAGCAATCTTGATCTAGCTTTTACGAACATTGGATTCATTGATCATCTCCTAGTAATGCATCTTCTAATAATGTTTCACGCAACTCAGATAGTTCTGTGTCAGCAACTTCAGCAAGCGCTGCACGTCTGCCTGATCTATCGTCTTTCTCATGCATTTTCGTGAGCTTCTCTTGCGGCACCAGGTCTTGTATGTATGGAGCAGCTTTAAGTAACTGATTTAAGGTACTAAATCTAGCCATAACTTCCCTGAGTTTACTCTGATAGGCTCTTTTCTTAGTTTTGATTTCATTGTTGTACTGTTGTATGCCATAGCACTCAACAATAGTAGGATCGGTAGCAGGCACATCCATTTCAATCTCATCATAACTAGCCAAGAACCTAGGCACATCAGTTGGTGGACAAGTCAAGCTGTATGACATGTGCCTTTCATGTGTGTTGCCTTCATCGTCTTCATCAGGTTCTACTTGTGTAGCTTTGATTATGACTCTGTCGATTTCTCGCATTGGCAAGTCTCTAGTCCAGATTTCTTTGAACATCTGTTGAGTCTTGATTGTTTTGTCTACTACGCCCAATCTTTGCAGAACAGCATAACCATCTTGTGGGTATTCTTTTTCTGGATTGGCATTTTCGTACTTTTTAGTAGCAGCTGTAAGAATATCATCTTGCAACTGCATAGATAATCTAACTGTTTTCATATAACCTCCTATAAAACTACGTTAGCATTGTCAACGATCCACTTACGTACATCATTGTGAGACTTGAGTTCTCTGTTTTTAGCTAGACAACCTTTGACTAGCACAACTTGGAACTCGACAGGGACTTTCTTGGCCAACTTCATAATGTTTTCCATAAGCTTGTCCTCTGCTCTAGAAGCAATAGCTGTACATAGTGCGTACAACAATGCTGGATTGTCATCTTTCTTGTACGTAGATGGGTCTTTGATCAAGTTGTCAATGTTAGGCAGCTTGTCAGCAATCTCTTTGAATGCAACAAACTCACCAGCTGGACCGTCACCGACCAAAGATGAAACACCGAAGAACAAACGTTCTGGGTCTGTGTTAGATCTTTGCAACTTTTTGCTGACCATAGACCATGCACGTGGCGTTGGGAACGCATACTCATCAGCACTAAAGTTAGACAACAAGTTAGGTCTGTATTGTATAAACGATATAACATCTGAGTTGATGTTGTTCTGATAAGCCCATGCACACCAGTCATCAAGTGTTGGCTCAAGCTCGTAGTGAGCAAGCCTGTTTCTGACAGGTGATGGCATTTGATACACTGCAGCTGCGTCAGTCAGTCGGTTACCCGCACAAACAATAGCCCACCCTGGTGGGAGTTTGTACTCACCGATCTGTTTAGTCAGCAACAATTGCAAGAATGCATTTTGTGTTGCTGGTGGTGCAGTTGGCAGTTCGTCAATGAACAGTATGCCACGGTCCCCGTCTCGCTGTGCGATAGGGAACACGTCAGGCACAGCCCATGACGTGAAACGTTTGCCTGTCTCTTTGAGTTGCTTAATGTATGGCACACCACGCACGTCGACAGGGTCGAACAGGTTAGCACGAAAGTCAATAAGTGGGACACCTAACTCTTGTGCAACCTGTTCTGGTATTTCAGACTTACCAATGCCTGGACCACCCCAGATCATAGCTGGGTAGCCGGCAATGATACAGTCTTTTAACTCTTTCATTAGATTTTGTGGATTGATTGTGTGCATTATTACCTCCTATAATTTACCACGAACAGTCGTACCAGACCTTTTTACCTTCATCAAGCCACTTTAGTGCTTGCTTACAGAACTTAAGGTCGAGTTCTTTATACTCTTTCATTGATTCTTCTTGGAACTGATGTCCCCAAAAGAAACCGTCTGGGCAGAAAGGCAAGTTGTTGTTTTCAACTAAATCTTGCAATCTTTCGATGTCTTCTTTTTCTAAGAATATAACTTCGGCAAGGTCATGTTTGCCATCCATTCTTAGTCCGCTCCAGTGTTTGGCATCTTCGCCAAACTCTCTGACACGCCATAACTGTTGCATGTATTCTTGCAACCTGGCATGTTTACGCCAGTAAAAGTTATCGTCGCCTTGTAGTGTGTCGTAAACCGCATCTTCATTGATTGGCTCTACATTTTCAGGTTGTGGCACCTGAAAGCCTGCATAAGCATCTAATCCCATAATTACCTCCTTGGAATAAAAAAGGGGGCCGAAGCCCCCGGTTTGTTATGCAGCGTCGAACACATTCTTAGTGTGTTGTTTCGTTGCATTGTTGAGCTCAGTGGCAACACGTACAGATGAGTCTGCATGTGTCTTGAAATTCCACTCAGCCAGTCGCTGTTGACGTCTTTCGATCTCGTTCATAACGCGAGCGTCTTTCAGTGACAGATCGTGCAAGCCGAACTGGTCACCGATCAAGCCGACGACAGCTGATAACATACGAGCCTTACGTCCAAGACCAAACATCTTATCCTCACGCTCAACCAACCATACTGGTAGGTCATCGTTTGGATTAGCTGCGTCAGTCTCTTCTTTGTACTCATACGCAATAGATGCAAACTCTGCCCAAGTCCTGGTAGTCAACTGCAAAAAGTTGATACCGGTGGACTGTGGATCTGTCTCAAGCAAGGGCATGAGACCGTCTGCAATCTGTTGAACTTGTTTCAGGTAGTAATCTTCTTCCTTCTTTCGTAGTTCATCGTCATTTTTGTTGAACACCATTGGCGAGTTCTTCTTGGACTTGAAGACCGCCATGATGCCATCCACTCTTGACTGTTGAAAGACAGGCTTGCTGTCATGATCAAGAGCATACTTTCTGTAGTAAAAGTCAGGTAGATGCACTGCATCTTGGCTGTCCCTTACCTCAGAACCAATGGGATCACCATTGGTGTCTGGTAGCCACGCGGACTCAGGTGTCTTCTGATCAGGCAGAAGCTCACCGGTCTCGCCGTTGGCCATGTCTACGACCTCTGGACCTAGGTCCGTTGGGTCAAAATGATCTGCGTTTGCCATAATTACCTCCTTCTTGGCATATTTCGATACGTCTGATGAATTGCCTTAAGAACTCACCAGAACTCACATAATTAGCTTGCGATTGTGTTTCGCTTGCTTCAGCTTTTTGTAGCACCTCGTTGGGTACATGTACTTCATTCATACAAACCTCCTTGTTTATGAAGTGTTATCCGAGCTTCCGTCACATCGTAGCGCGAGCGCACAGTAGATAGTGGACGAACGCAGTTCGTGTAGAACGGTCTGCGAAGCAGAATCTTGTGCGCGACAGGCTAGGATGTACGGAAACATGAAAAGGTGTGGAGCTTTTCATCTCCACATGCATGTTCGGCCATGAACCCACGTTCCTCGCAATGTTTACGTCATGCCCAACGCTATGAACGTGTCAGCGTTGGGGTAGACGAGAGCCAGATACTAAACGTTATAATTTACACCGTGTTTCTCTGTACCCATTATTAACCTAAGCTACTGCTTCGGTTACCTCAGGAGTGCTTTGCTCTGTTCGAACAATCTCCCTCATGAATACCTTTGCTTGCTGATTGTCAGCAGTCAATGGTATAGCTACGTCAAAGTGTAGCGTTAAGCTACCATCTTTGTTAGTAGTTGCGATGCCAACTTCTCTCTTACGAGACTTGTTATCGGCACCTTGCTTTAGTATGTATAATGAATACAACATAATTTACCTCCTAGGTAAGTAAAGTTAATGGTCTGATGAACCTACATCAAACTCACACCCCCACTTGCTACGCGACAAAGCGGAGCGACTCGCGAAGGATTTTTGGTTCCACTGGTTCCACTTGGTTCCATGAGTCATGGAACACAATAGAAGCTGTAACGGTCAGTGTTTCTAGGTCTGGTTCCACTGGTTCCACTTGTTCTAGGTTAGTAGAACAAAGAACAAATAACTACGGTCCACGGTCCGCCAGAAACATCTGGTTTGTTCCACGTGGAACAACGGAACCACGAGCATACCTGTGTGTCGCAAACACGCATTGCCATGCAGAAAAACATGGTTCCATGAAGTGGTTCCACATCGGCACGCACCCGTGGAACACACGGAACATATTTGCATGGCACATGCACGTGCTCGCACACGCTCGCACGCACTGATGATAGTAGTTAAATAAGGAAAGAAGGGGGCTGGACGCCCCCGAATGTTAGAATATTAGATTGAGAAAGACGTTGATAAGAACCCCGAGGCTGAATGCCCCGAGGTAGAGACAGAACTTATACATCATATGTCTAGTTCCAGCTGAACTTCTTGAGTTGGCTGTGGCTCAAGAATCTGTTTAGTCTTTGCGTCTGCGAGATTCTGTTCTTGCCTTGCTTGGGTGTAACCCTGTGACATATCTTTTACTGGATCTGCCAATGATCTAGTAACAACTCTCTGTGTCTTGTAAGTAAAACGACCTATAGTATTGAATATACTCATAATAACCTCCTATATAGTAAATTCACAAAACAACTTGCGACGTCACAAAGCGATAGCGACTGACGACAAAAAACCAAAACAAGGTTCCAAACGATAAATCGTGGACGAAGGACTACGATCCGGATCGGGAGGGGACTGGGTCTCTGGTGATAGAAGGAGAAGATGAATCAGCGATATATTATATGTTTTTCAAAAAAAATTTTTCCACAAAAAATTTACAAGTTATCCACACATGTGGTATTTTTAGCATATGAGTTTAGTAGAATCTCAAGCCATTGAAGTAACTGACGAAGATAGAGTCGAGCTTCAATCACATTTTCCTTACGCGGGAGTCAAGTTATCCGAGCTTTCGGTCCAAGAAGAAAGACTTATTTTGTATTTTATCCGAGGTATGAGTAAAGCGGCCGCGGGCCGTGCAGCGGGGTACAAGAATATGGACCATGTGTACGAGGTTTTTAAAAAACCAAAAATAAACCAAGCATTAAACTACCTAAGACAAGAGATGCGAGAAGAGGTAAAGTTCGACCGTACGACCGCGACCCAAATGTATTTTGAAGCGCACCGTAAATCGGCAACCGCGACTGAAGAAAAGAATGTCGTCGATTCATTATGCAAGCTCCACGGTCTATTTGCACCAGAACAAGCTACCCAAGTTAATATAAATGTTGATAAACTAGAAAGGTTAGAAAGACTACCAGACTCTGAACTACTTAAATTAGCCGGAGTAGATATGCAATACTTAGAACCCAAGGGAGGGACCAATGACTAAATATGCACAACAGGCGAGAGCTACAAAACGAAAAAGAAAAGTTACTAAGTTGAAAGGCAAAAAAGGAAAAAAATTTCCTGATTTGACTGGCGATGGTAAAGTAACATTTGCTGATATCTTAAAAGGTAGAGGCGTAGGTAAAAAGAAAAAGAAATGAGCACGTCTAGTAAAAAAAAGACGCAAACAGTTGAGAATGGTATAAAAATTACTTCCTATAACAATACGAGTATGAGAAATATGCCAGAAAGTAAAGGTTTTCATAAAAAACAAAGCGGCATGAAAACTGCTGTTTTAAAAAAAATGGTTTCAAAAAACAAATTAGGTTTTAAAAAACCAAGCCAATACTCTAATGCACGTAAGGTTGTAGGGTTAAAAAAGAAAGGAGGAAAAAAGTAATGCATTGTATTAACGCACCAGTAAAAAAGATGTCCATGAAAAAGGGCAAGAAAAATAAAGGTTATTCAGGAGGAAAAAAGAAAAATGCCAGCAAAAAGAAAAACTACTAAAAAGAAGAAAAGTGGAGCTACACCTACTAATCCAACCTTATATGCAAGGGTAAAAGCCGAAGCAAAACGAAAATTTAAGGTCTACCCAAGTGCATATGCCAATGGCTGGTTAGTTAGAACTTATAAAAAACGCGGCGGCGGGTATAGATAATGGCTAAGCCTACTGGCGGCCTAACTGCTTGGTTCGGAAAAGGGCCAAAAGGTGATTGGGTCGACATAGGCGCACCAAAGAAAAAAGGTAAATACCAACCTTGTGGTAGAAAATCTGCCAAAAAGAAAGGTAAACGTAAGTACCCGAAATGCGTACCACGTTCGAAGGCTCGGTCTATGACTGCAGCACAACGAAAAAGCGCAGTTAGGAGAAAACGTGCAGCGGGTAATCCAGGCGGGAAGCCACGTAACGTAAAAACTATAGTCAGGAAAAGGAAACCTGCAGTAAAAAGGAGGACTCGTGCCAAGAAAAAGAGATAATATGCCTAAAAGGAACAAAAAGAACTTTAGGCCAACAAAAAAAGGCGCTGGGATGACCAGAGCAGGCATAAAAGCCTACAGAAGGAAGAATCCAGGGTCAAAATTAAAGGGAGCAGTCACAGGAAAGGTCAAAAAAGGCTCAAAAGCGGCCAAAAGACGTAAATCTTACTGCGCTAGAAGTGCAGGACAGATGAAGAAGTTTCCAAAAGCAGCAAAAAACCCTAATTCAAGGCTAAGACAGGCTAGAAGAAGGTGGAAATGTTAGAAGTTATTATAGGTTTGCCCGTACTATTAGTTATGGGCTTGTTTGCATATGTAGGAGTACATATGGCAGAAGAAAAACGACAGGGTAAATCATTACCTATGTTTTGGGAAAAGGAGAAAGATATGGGATATGGAATGGGATATTCTAAAAAGCCGGCTAAAAAAGCTAAAAAGAAGAAAAAGACGGCTATGAAGAAAAAGAAAAAGTAAGTGACAGACCAAAATAAGATAGAGTGCTATAAGTGCAAGAAACTTTTAGCCGATAATTTAGTCCTGCCTAAAGGACTATGCGTTTACTGCGCGGCGGACGAAGCAGATCAGCTTCCTGAGCCCCAAAAACAAGAAAAAACGTCAAAAAAAGAGCAAAATGCCCAATTACGGGCTGAACAAGAGCTCGCCTTGCGTATTTTGGCACGGAAACGTATGCTGCCGTTTGTTGAGAAGTTTAATCCCGATTACCAAGCGGGTTGGGTGCATAAAGACGTCTGTAAAAGGCTAGAAAAGTTTAGTCAAGACGTTGCTGACAAGAAATCCCCTAGATTAATGCTATTTATGCCTCCCAGGCATGGAAAAAGTACGTTAGCCAGTGTTGCCTTTCCTGCTTGGCATCTTGGACGTAACCCTAGCCATGAGTTCATAAGTTGTTCGTATTCGGGTTCTTTGGCAATGAGTTTTTCTAGAAAGGTACGACAATTGCTAAGAGAACCAAATTATAAGAATATTTTTGAAAATACAAAATTAGACAAAGATTCTCAGTCTGTAGAGTCTTGGCAAACTACTGAAATGGGTGGTTACGTAGCGGCTGGTGTTGGTGGTGGTATTACAGGTAAAGGTGCGCACGTACTTTTAATTGATGACCCGGTAAAAAACAGAGAAGACGCAGAATCAGAAAACAATAGGGAGGCCACGTGGGATTGGTATACCTCTACCGCTTATACAAGACTTTCCCCTGGTGGGGGTATATTGGTCATTTTAACTAGGTGGCATGACGATGATCTAGCTGGTAAGTTATTGATGGCTAGCGAAAACGGAGCTGATGATTGGGAGGTAGTAAAATACCCAGCTATAGCAGAAGAAGACGAAGAGTTTAGAAAACAGGGAGAACCTTTGCACCCAGAAAGGTACAACACCGAATCTTTAGAAATGATACAAAAAGCTATAGGCCCTAGAGATTGGACCGCTCTGTATCAACAAAACCCAGTATCAGACGAAGGTGATTACTTTACTAGAGACATGATTAGATATTTTGAACCAGATGAAGTTGAGTATGATAAGATGCGTTATTATTGTGCGTGGGATCTGGCCATCGGACAACGGGACAGAAACGACTATTCTGTCGGTGTCGTTGTTGGGGTCGACGAGTACGATAACATGTTCGTAGTCGACTTAGTTCGCGGAAAGTATGACGGTTACGAACTCGTGGAGAAAATATTAGACCTTTACGAACAATGGAGGCCTGGTATAGTGGGGATAGAACGTGGACATATAGAAATGGCCATTGGTCCGTTCTTAGAAAAACGTGTGGCAGAGCGTAGATTACATTCTGCATATTTTAAAGATTTAAAAGTAGGGCGACGTGATAAAGAAGCAAGAGCTAGAGCTATCCAAGGTAGAATGCAACAAGGTAGGGTTTATTTCCCAACCGATTCTGTATGGACAGGGCCTATGGTTGCTGAACTTTTGCGTTTTCCTAATGGCGTGCATGATGACCAAGTGGACGCTTTGGCCTGGGTCGGTCTTATGATGATGGAGTTTGCTACTTTTTATGAAGCTCCAGAGCATGTACCTTCTTGGAGAGATAGGTTAGAATTGATAGCGAAAGGGCCGAAGAAGAAGTCGGCAATGAGTGCATAATATGGCATATAGTAAGAAACCAAAAACAACCTTAAAAGAAGCGGAAGAGCTAACACTAGCAAAAAGCCAATTTGATGCTTACACTCGAGCTCGAGACAACGGGCATGAAGAATACATCCACATGGCAAAAAAATGCGATGCGTATTATAGAGGAGAACAGTGGGACGACTTTGATATGCAAATGTTGGATGACCAAGGCAGACCAGCCTTAACAATCAATACTATTTTACCAACCATTAACGCAGTTCTAGCTGAACAGAGTTCAAAGAAAGCAGATATACAATTTAAACCTAGAGGCGGCGGCGAACAAGACGTAGCTGATGTGTTAACACAAGTATATGCTTACATTGCAGATAACAACAAACTAGATTGGGTAGAACAACAAGTATTTTCAGATGGTCTAATACAAGACCGTGGATATTTTGATGTGCGAGTAGATTTCGAAGAGCACGTACAAGGCGAGATAAAAATAGAAGCCAAAGATCCATTAGATATTCTTATTGATCCAGATGCAAAACACTATGACCCAAGAACTTGGAATGAAATCTTTGAAACTAAGTGGATGAGCATAGATGAGATAGAAGAAACCTATGGGCAAGACAAAGCAGATAAGTTACGAATGTTAGCAGAGACTGGCACTACTCTTGGTGCAGACTCTATGGAGTATGAAGAAGAAAGATACGGAGATACAGACGAACACAATTACGGACAACAATACCCAGGAGATCCAGAGAACGCACGAATGCTTAGGTCAATCAGAGTTATAGAAAGGCAGTATTATAAATTAGATGATTGTATGTATTATGTTGATCCTGTATCAGGAGACAAAAGAAAAATACCAAATGCTTGGGGTAAAAAGAAAAGAGAAAAGTTTGCTGACGAATTTGGTTTAGACATAATTACTAAAAAAATGCGACGCGTCCGTTGGACAGTGACAGCTGATACTGTAGTTCTGTTTGATGACTTTTCACCTTATGACCATTTTACAATTGTTCCTTACTTTCCGTACTTTAGACGTGGCAAACCATTTGGCATGGTACGAAACTTACTTTCTCCACAAGAACAACTTAACAAGATTTCTTCACAAGAACTGCATATTGTAAACACAACCGCTAACAGTGGTTGGATAGTAGAGTCCGGGTCTCTATCCGGTATGACAGCAGATGATTTAGAAGAGCATGGTGCGGAAACTGGCCTCGTATTAGAGTACAACCGTGGCTCTACGCCTCCTGGTAAGATACCACCAAACCAAATACCTACAGGTTTAGATAGGATTAGCCAGAAAGCAGCACAAAATATTAAACAAATAAGTGGTATTACAGAAGCTATGCTCGGTATGGACAGTCCAGAAGTTTCTGGTGTTGCTATTCAAGCCAAACAAAACAGGGGCTCTATGTTATTGCAAGTGCCATTAGATAATTTAGCTAAGACTAGACAATACTTAGCAGAAAAAATATTACATATGGTCCAATCTTATTATACAGAAGAACGTATAATACAGATTACAGATGAATCTGATCCCTTCAAACCAAGACAAAAACTAAGAATAAACGAAATGACACCAGAAGGTGAGATTGTAAATGACTTAACTCTTGGAGAGTATGACGTTATTGTTGGCACTGCTCCAGCTAGGGATAACTTTGATGAAATGCAGTTTGCAGAAGCTATTGAACTTAGAGGAGTTGGGGTGCCAATACCAAACGATATGATTGTCGAGTACTCACACTTATCACGTAAAGCAGATATTGCAGAAAGAATCAGACAAATGGAGGGCACTGCACCGCCATCAGAAGAACAAATACAATTACAACAATTCCAAATGGAGTCACAGATCAGAAGCACGCAGCTTGAGATAGCTAAGCTAGAAGCAGAAGTTACTAACTTACAAACCTCTGCAGAGCTTAACATGGCGAAAGCACAAAACGAACAAATGGATCCACAGTTGAAGGTTGCTGAATTACAAAGTAAAATTCAATCTAAACGTGAAGAACTGGGACTACGTGAGAAGTTGTCAGAATTGACTAACTCAATGCGTAAAGACCAAAGCGATACTGCAGCTGCTGCCAAACTAGCTGCTGCGGCCATGAAACCAACAGGAGGTAAATAATATGGCAGAAGAAAACCAAACCCAAGAACAGGACGTTACCATGGACGTGATGCCTGGCGCTGACCCCGTGCCTAAAGACGAAGCAGGGGAAGATTTCAAAGTAGACATGAACTTCGAGGAAGAAGTTGAATTTCCAAAGGAGGGAGAAGTTGAAGAAGTTGAAGAGCTTGAGGCTCAAGAAGAATCACAGGAAGGAACTGAAGAGGGAGAAGAAGAGGAAGAGGTTGAAGCAGTTGCTGAAGAAGCAGAAAGTGGAGAACAAGAAGGAGTATTGGCAGAAGATGACGCAGATACACAACAACCTACTGGAACAGTACAGGAAGGATCTGAAGAGCAAAAAGAACCTATGATCCCAAAGTCTAGGTTTGACGAAGTTTTAGCTAAACAAAAAGCACTACAGAAACAATTGCAAGAAGCAACTAACCCAATAGAAAAAGTCGACAAAGCACCTGAATATGATTTTGGCGCTAAAGAATTGCAGTACCAAGAATTTATCTTAAATGGTGAAGCTGATAAAGCTGCAGCTTTGCGGGCTGAAATAAGAGATGTTGAAAGACAAACTATGATGTATGAAGTACAACAACAAATGGGCCAAACTGTACAACAAAGTACAGAGGCTATTGCATTGCAAAATAAAGCTGTAGAACTACAGACTGCTTTTCCAGAGCTTAATGAGATGGCTCCTGAATACAATAAAGAACTGACTCAAGAGGTTATGGATTTACGTGATGCGTTTATGATTCAAGGTTTTACTGGGGCTGATGCTTTAGAAAAAGCTGCTAAGTATGTTGTTCAACCAAAACAAGAAGTAGAAGCTGTTGAGACAGACCCAACACAGAAAGCTGTAGTTGAGAAAAAGAAAGTAGCTAATACTAAAAAGAAAATACAGGCAGCTGAGAAACAACCACCTGCATTGAAAGGCACTAATAAAGCAGAGAAAAAAGTAGACATTAGTAAGATGTCTGTCGATGAGTTCGATGCTTTGCCGGCTGAAACTTTACGCAGAATGCGTGGTGATTTCGGATAAACTGTGGTATAACATAGATAAGTTCGCACGTAAGAGCGATATCTTACCAGGGTCGTTCCTGTAAAAAATCGTTTTTCGCCTGTTAGTGCGTAAAACTAACCGGATTCGTAATCCGCAAACAACGAGAGCGTCCTCCCTACGATAGTGGGTACACGGGTAAAAGTCGCTCCAATAAGTCGACTGGTTAATTTTAAACTAATGGAGACATTATCATGGCAAATACAAACTTTGCTGCGTTGACCAGTGAACAGCTTACTATCTGGTCACGTGATTTTTGGCGTGTCGCAAGAAATATGTCCTTCGTTAACCAATTCGCGGGTGCGGGTTCAAACGCTATGGTTCAGAGAATATCTGAACTTACCCAATCAGAAAAGGGAGCTAGAGCTGTATTAACACTTTTAGCTGACATGACTGGTGACGGTATCGTTGGAGACAACACTCTTGAAGGGAACGAAGAGGCACTAAGAGCTTTCGACATCACCGTAACAATTGACCAACTAAGATTTGCGAACAGATTATCTGGTAGACTTGCAGATCAAAAGTCAGTTGTAAACTTCAGGGAACATTCAAGAGATGCACTTGCATACGCAATGGCTGACAGAATGGACCAATTAGCATTCCTTACCTTAAGTGGTATTGGGTATAACCTTAAGAACAATGGTGCGTTAAGACCATCAATGAACTCAGGGCAAAACCTAAACGACTTAGAGTTTGCGAGTGAAGTTAGTGCACCTACTTCTAATAGACATAGAAGAGTAGATGCTACTAATGGTATCGTAGCTGGTGACGTCACTGCTTTAGAAGCAACAGACAAACTAGGTTATAAAAATATCGTTGATCTAAAAGCTTATGCTAAAGACAACTACATCAGAGGCTTAAGAGGCGCTGGAAACGATGAGACATATCACTTATTTGTGACACCTCAAGTTATGGCTGACTTAAAACTCGACTCAGACTTCCTTGCTAACGTAAGGCAAGCTGGTATTAGAGGACCACAGTCAAGCTTATTCTCAGGCTCTTCAAGTCTAATGGTAGACGGAATCATGATCCATGAGTTCAGACATGTGTTTAACACAACTGGAGCTCTATCTGGAACATCATCAAACGCTGGCGCAGCTGGTTATAAAGGTGGTGCAAATGCTGATGTCAACTACTCAAGATGTATTTTTGCTGGAGCACAAGCATTAGCTATGGCTGATATTGGTATCCCTGAAATAGTTGAAGACACATTTGACTATGGAAACCAAAACGGTATTTCAATTGGTAAAATATTCGGACTCAAGAAGCCTAAGTATCATTCTGACGTATCAGGTCAGGTTGAAGACTTCGGTGTTATTGCGTTAGATGTTGCATACTAATTGTGATATATTTTATGGGTGGCTAATTAAAGCCACCCATTTTTAAGGAGTAGATTATGTGGATAGTATCAGACGAAGATAAAACAGTAGCTTCCACTTGGGGAGCAACTATACATTTAATAGCTGGCGAACCAAGACAAGTTGGAACTGATTTAGGTTTACTATGCTTACAAGCAGGTTGTGTAGAGGTCAAAGACCACAAAGAAACCGAAGAAGTACACGTTGAAGGGGCTCCAGTTGTAGAAGACGAGCCTGTAGTAGAAGTGCACGACGAGGTAGATTTACACAGCATGACTAAATTAGAACTAGAAGCACATGGTAGAACTATGGGCATAGAACTAGACAGACGTAAAAAGAAGTCAGATTTGATAGCGGAGCTAGAAGCAGCGGAGTAGTAAATTATGGCAGGGACACTAACAGGAGCAAATTTATTAGCCAGAGTAAAAGACATTCTGCAGGACACTACTAGTGTCAGATGGCCAGAAGCCGAATTGCTTAGGTATATAAATGATGCTCAAAGAGAGATCGTTAACTATAGACCAGAGTCTTCAGCTACTACTTCTAACGTACAACTAGTTACAGGTACAAAACAATCCTTACCTTCTGGTGGGTTGCGTTTAATAAAATTAACTAGAAATATGTCGAGTGCTGCTAGCAATGCGACAGGCAAAAGAGCAATTAGAATAGTAAATGTAGACATTCTTAATACACAAGAGCCAGATTGGAACGATCCAACAGTCTCAGGAGATGCAGCGCATGGTAGCGTTGTTAAACATTATATTTTTGATGACGACGACCCAAGAAACTTTTATGTTTATCCTGGGGTAGCAAATGGCCAAAACGCTTTTGTAGAGATTGTTTTCTCTAACTCACCAACCGATTTAGCAAATGCATCAGCTACTATTTCAGTGGATGATATATATGCGAATGCTATTATGGATTATGTGTTGTTTAGAGCATATCAAAAAGACTCTGAATACGCTGGGAACGCGCAAAGAGCAGGAACACATTATCAACTTTTCCTTAATTGTTTAGGACAAGGCGGGAATGCTGCATCTATGTTAGACCCAAATAATGATCCTGTATCTAATATAGGGACTGGGGCGGTTCCTCAGGTAGCTCAGATGCAACAGCAAGGTAGGTAACAATGGCAGCATATTCTTCTTTGCTAAAAGAAGTACTGCCTTACGTACCTCTCTGTCCAGATACTTTAGTAGAACAAGCAATACGTTCTGCAACAATAGAGTTTTGTGAAAGATCAAAAGCTTTTATTTTAGACATAGACCCACTTAGCACCATAGCTGGTGTATTTGAATATGATTTCGATATACCTACCGGTACGGAAGTACATCAGATTTTATATATGACGTACGATGGCAACGATATGGATCCCATAAGTCCTCGTAGCCTAGAGTTAAACTACCCAGATTGGAGAAACAGAACCGGCAATCCTCACGTGTATCTGCAAAAAACACCAACTACTTTCTGGGTAGTGCCGGTACCAAGTGGACCAAAAGAACTTATAATAAGTGTAGCCCTAAAACCTACTAGGGCTTCTAATAATATAGATACAACTATTGCGAACACGTACAGAGATGCAATTATATATGGCGCTCTGTACAGACTTTTACGTATGCCTAGTAGAGAGTGGTCAGACGTAGGAGCCGCACAAGAATATTTATTTCAGTTTACGCAAGAAGTAAAACAAGCGGAACTGAGAGGCCGAGGCGGAGACCTAGGTGTAAAAAGAACTGTTAAGTACAAAGGGATAGGAATGCCAAGGAGACGGTATGGAAAGTACGGAAAGGAGATCGACTACTGAGTTACCTGTTTTTAGTAACATACGAGAGTGTTGGGACAAAGTAAAACCAGGCATAGTCGAAATATTAAAGAATAATCCTACTCTTACCTTTATCCCTGAGGATGTTTACAGCGAGTGTGTAAACGAAAATGCATATTTGTTTACCTCTCTAAAAGGTTTTTTAGTATTTACTATAGAAATAGATAGGTACACAAAAGACAAGACATTGTATATGTGGATAGCGTATACTTATGAAAAGGGTGGACATGAGTGGTTAGCCCATGAAGAATGGATAGAAAGTGTAGCTAAACAGCTTGATTGTAAGTTTATAGAAGCACAATCTAACGTACCAGCTTTCGAATCGTACGCGGTAAAGAATGGATGGGATTTAGATACACGAATTTACAGGAGAAAAGTTGAGTAAACCTAAGAAAACTAAAGCAAGTGAGCAAGAGAAAGCGCTTGCCTCCGTCTCCTTAGCAGAAAAAAACTATTTTAGAGAAAAATATTTACCAAAGTTAAAAGAGTTACGGGATAGGAGTAGTACAGAAAATTACCAAGGAGTTGCTACCGGACGTGCACAAGCAGACACCATGCAGGCCTTATCAAGACCTAGTTTACAAGCAACTCAAGCAGTAGATACGGCAGCTAATATGGCCTCTGCAGCTGGAGCTCAAGCTTTACAAGGTAGATCTCAAGGGCTAGTTGCACAGAGAGGCGACCAAGTAAACGTTCTTAAAAATGCACGTGGCATGCAAGCGGACGCACAACAAGGTTTATCAAGAGCTGCACGTATTGAGTCAACAAAACAACTACAGTTTGCAAGAGCCAAACAAGCAAGAAGAAACGCTAACGTAGGGGCATTTCAAAATGTAGCAGTATCAGGGATAAAAAAGATACAAGACTTAGGAGGTTTTGGTAAGGTGTTTGGCCAAGAAGAGGAAGACCCTAATGCTCCACAAGACGAAAATAAACCAGTTGGGAGTTTTTACGGAAGATAATGTTATACGAAGATTTATACCAAGGTAGTTTTAATATGCGTCAGTATAATCAAGGTGCAAGTAGCCTTGGGTTACCAAATGTTGATGACCCAGAAGCTACTTTTGCCGGCATAACTAGACAAGACTATATGGATTACGTAAATAATTTTAGAGATTTTGAGGAACGTTTATTAAATCTAACAAATGATGATTCCCTAGTTAGGCAAGCCCAAGAAGATCAAGCTACTCAAAATAGAATCGCAGGAGAAGTTCAACAAAGAAACTTAGAAAGATATGGAGGAGCTGGTTTATCAAATGCTCAAAGGCAACAACAACAAAGGTCCTTACAAAGAGGGGGACAGTTAGGTATGGTAAATACTGTTAATAATGCCAGGATACAACAAAGACAAATCAACAATGCTTTACTAAATGAACTTATAGGTATTGGACAAGGCGTAAATCAAAACTCCTTAAGCGGGTTGGGAGATGCTTCTGCTATGGCCGCAAATAGAGCTGCAGCTTATAAAAATGCAAAAGCCCAACATCACAGTAATATGGTAGGTTTAGGTGCTGCGATAATAGGAGCGTTAATCTAATGGTTGATATAGCAGGCGGTTTAGCAAAACTTTTTGGCCCAGATACACGGCAACAACGTCAGCAAGAACTTTTAACAGCTGAAAGAAACGCAAACCAACAAGTAGCAGATGGTAAGTTTTTTGATGAGTTGCTTGTTGATGGTTTAATAACAAAAGAGGGTAGAGTAAATTTTGATAAACTTGTAGAAAAAGACAGCACAGGCTATAAGTATCAGAATCAAATTGTAAAACTTCTTAATCAGTCTAACAAATTCAAACAGTTTACCGATACTCAAGAAGGCATGGACAAGTTAGGTATCATAGAAGGCTTTAGGGATAATGAAGATGGTACAAAAACTATACTAACTAGAAGACCAGACACAAAACTTTTAGCTCCAAAAACTTGGCTTGCTACTGATGACCCTAATGACCTAGTAGCAAATTTAAATGAAACTCAATTTGAAGACTTAATTCAAGGCAATGTTGCCATACTTAGAAAAAGAGCTAATCCTAATTTAGGGCAGGGAGTAGTAGCTCAGAGTGTACAACAAGATGGGCCAACGGACATAGTAACAGGAGATCCAATAGCAGAAGCAGGAGAGGTTTTAGACGAAATAGATAAAACAGAAGGCATAAATCTACAAGATGCCAATGAAGCTATGTTAGGCCTAGTTTCAGATTTAGGAGCTCGTTTAAGAGAAACAGAGACTAAGCCTGGTGGAGAACAACCTTTGACAATAGAAGAAGAAAGAGAAATTAAACCTTTTTCTAGTGTTGTTGACACAAGTTCTCCGGAAGTGCAAAGCTCTGCAGCTCTTATTAGTGGTTTAACACCAGAAACTATCTTGTCTGATAGCGAAATTGAAACGTTATCTCAAGGCTTGAGTAAAGGGTTTAGAAAATCATTTGCTACCGCTTATAAATTTGGCCAAGTTCAGTTAGAAAATAACAAACGTGCCATGGACGCAGCAGATGATCGTGTTAAATCTACACTACAAAAGAAAAGAGAAAGGTTAATTGAACAACAACAAAAAAGAATTGATAGAGTTAGCAAAAACATAGAAGATGACGCAGCTACTAGACAGACTGCTAGAGACAAAGTACAAGCAAAAGTAGATGTCAAACGTTCAGACATTGAACAACAATTAACTAACCCTGATTTATCTGAAACAAAGCGTAAAGAACTACAAGATGAATTAGAAGCAGCTAAACCTGTTACAGAAATCACTTCTACTTCTTTTAAACTAAACGGCGAACTTACAGATGGTGCTACTAAAGAAGAGGTGCAAGCATTTTTTGATAATAATAAAGAAACTATAGAAGCTATAAGTAAAGACGGTGATTTGGTAAATAGGTTTAGAGATGTTATTTCTAAATATGGTGTAGAAACTGAAGAAGATTTAAACAAAGTACCTTTTGGCACAGCACAAGCAAATAACGTTACCTACCAAGATGCAGCGATAGTTTTAGCTGCGTATGATAAACAACAAAATTTTGCAGACGCTTTATTTAAGTACATGGGTGTTTACGATAGAAAGATGAGTATGGACAAAACAGCCCTAGAGACTGACATACTATACGGTAATTATCTAAGAGACCAAAGAAAATATAGACAAGAACTAACACAAGAGTTTATAGATGCTGAAGCAGAGTTAATTCCTTTACTTTTTGATGAAGATGGAGATTACCAAGCCTTTACTGGTGAGACTAGAGCTAAGGTATCTAACCTTCTTAATCAAGTAAAAAATTTACCAGGGGCTCCTAAGTTCGTTGTCAAGGATGGTAAATATGAAATACAAACAGAAGGAGACTTTGCAAGAGACTCTCTAAAAGGTATAGCTGGTTTGTTATTTGCACAAGCAGTAGAAGTAGAAGGATCTGTAGATTTTAAAGATTGGTTTCAAGGTTTATTCTCACCAGGAGATCCAAAAAATATAGGCAACCTAATTGATAATGTTAGGTTTGAAAGAGTCAATCCAGGCGACCCAAATAGTCCTATAAGAGAAATTTACTTTACTCCAGCGGGCAGCAACAGAGAAGCACAAGGTAGTTTGAAGCCTGGCGATTTTACTTACAGATTTGGTGGACCAAATGAAAATGCTTATGCTAGAAACTTAATTATGTATTACATACAAGAATATGGCAAAGAAGACATTTGATGAAATTGCAGGAGCTGGCGCAAGTAACCAACCTCTCCCTGATAGCGCAGTAGCTGGCCTAGGAGCGATACAAGATATCTCTCCAGAGGTAGTACCAATAGATGACCCCATTCAATTATTTAAAGCTGCCGTAGACACGGGTGTAGTCAACACCCAAGCACAAGCTAGTAATTTTAAAGCTTCAGTTGCTGCGCTTATGGGAAATGATGAAAAAGCAGAAAGCGCGTTAAATAAAGCTCAACTTATACAAAGTGCAGGAGCACCTTATTTAGCAGATGCAGAAACATTTGAAGAGTTCTTAGATGAACCTACCTTTGGCGGTTTTATAAACCAAGCTGTTCAAGCAACTGGTCAATTTGTACCTTCCGCTGTAGCTAGTATAGCTCTAGCTATGACAGGTGCAGGGGCTGCAACAGGGGTAACAGCAGCTGTATCTAAAAAAGTAGGAACAGAAGCTTTGAAAAAAACTATTATTCCGCAAAGCATAGCAGCAGACATGGCTACTAAAAAACAAGTAAAAAAGACCATAGATAAGTTTATAACCATAGAAGCCAATAAAGCTAAGAAAACACCTAGTAAACTTAAGCCACTCACCTCAGATGAAGAGAAAATGATTAATAATCTCTATGCTCACATACGTACTAAAAGACGAGGCACCGCTGCTAAAGTAGGTGGTCTAGTAGGAGCAGGGTCGCAAGAACAAGTTATGGGACAAGGTATTGCTTTTGGTGATTATGCAGAGCAAGGCATGAAAGATGCGGATGCTGGGTTTCAGTCTGCTTTACAAGGTCTTGGCTTTACTGCTATAGGTTTAGGTAGTGAAGTCGCAGTATTTAAGTCAGTGCAAAAAGTGATAAACGCTAAGGGACCTAAAGGTATAAACACTCGTCAAGATACACCAGTAATGAGTAGAAGAAGTAGGATTGCACAAGTTGCAGGCACCACCGGCGTAGCAGAAGGGTTAGCAGAAGCAGGACAAGAAGAACTATCCGTACAACAAAAATTTAGAATAGACGACGATTACACGAAACAAATGGCAAACTTAGATAGAGCTAACGCTTTATTTGCTGGTTTCTTTGGTGGTATAGGTGTAGGTACTGCAATTGGTACACCCTCTGCTGTAGTAGGTAAAAGTTATGATCTTTCACAAAAAGCACGTGAACAGTTTAATCAAGGTGTGTTTGATGAAGCTACTGGTGAGGTTCTACCAGAAAAAGAAACAGATTTAAGAGCGCAGTTTGAAGCTATGGATAATCCTAACCTTCCTAAAGATATGGTTTGGTCAGTAGAAGCTAATAGAGCAACTATGGAAGAGCTTGAAGGAGAACTAAATGAAAAATACCCAAATGTACAAGCTGTAGACATTAACAGAGTGGGTACTTTGTATACCACCAACCCAGAAAAAGCTGAAGGTTTTGCTAACGTTATGTCTGCAAACCCTCTCAATAGACAACTTTTGGATCAGTGGTTAGCAGATAATAATGGCTACTCACAAGCTAGGGCACCAGGAGATAACTACGCAGTTAGGGTAGAAGATGCTAACGGCAATGTTATTTGGGAGCAATCTACAACAAAAGAAAACTTAGCAAAAGCAGAAGCAGCTGGAGAAGCTCAAGCCAATAAGCAACCAGGTTTTACTGTTAAATCTAAAGAGTTAGAAGAAGTTGTAGGCGAACGTATGCAAGACGAGGGTTTTACACCTGAACAACAGGAGTTAGCTAATATCTATGACGTACAAGAACCAACGGCAATAGAAGAAGGTAGAGGATCTTTCGATCAACCTATTACTCCTACAGGCAAAAAACAAGTATGGGCATCTGTTGCTAATGTAACCTATGACAAAGCTTTACTAAAAGAAGCTGAAAGTTTATTTGATGTAAACGACCCTAACTTCACTATACCAATAGAGTTTAAAAGAGAGTTTGACGAAAATATAAGTAAAAAAAGATATTCTGAAAGTTTATTAAAAGCTTTTATAAAAGAGAATGTGGACTTACGTGAGTCAGGGACTTTTGTAAAGATAAATGAAAACACTGACGGAGGTGGGTTTAATTTAATTAAATACAATATGGGTTACAACCCAGGTGTATCTACACCTTCTACTGCAGATATAACAAAAGTAGTAAACAGGGCAAAGAGAAACGCAAGAAATAGCAGATTTACAATAGAAACACCTGAGATGGATAAGCCTGTAGGTGTAGACATGCCAACTCTTGTTAACCAAGGCAGAGTGCTTGCTAGAAGGTTTGGTGAAAGCTTATCTCCAGATGAATTTGGTAGTGCTATAGATGGTCTTGCTTTTATATTAGGTTCTTTAGAAGGCAACTATGCTATTTATTATGATGGCAAACTAATAAGTGATGAGACTTTAAATGACCCTGGAGCTTTTATCTACACTAAAAACAAAGGTAAAGAAAGGTATACCCTACAAGACTTACAAAGAGGCAGAAAAAGTGGCGTACAAAGTGGGGACCTGGAAGCTGGGTTTGATCCAAAAGAAGACATAAACCAAGAAGTAGTGCCAGGAGAAACTGAAGGTGCAACAGAACCTACTGCAGATGAGAGAGCAGAAAACGAATTTAACAGGCGATTGTTTAAAAACCCATATGCAAAAGGCTCTACAAAAGCAGCAGGCCCCAAGCCTGGTATTTATTTTAGCTCTACAGTAGAACAACATTTAGATGCTTCTTTTATTAAAGATTTTAAGCGTATTGCTACAACTAAACTAGGTCTTACTAAACCATATAGAATATTTAGCACCACTGAGGACATATCAGCTGAGGCTTTAGATGGAGATGTAGACTTAGCAAATAGAGTACAAACTGCTCTCGGACAAATGGGCTCAGAAGGATCTACACGAGGTATGAATATACCGGGTGCAGATTTCGATGTGATACTTGTTCAAACTAGAGAAGGGTTAAATGCAGCAGAACAAGGAGCTAGGGCTTTTGTTGTCGCACATGAGATAGGCCATTCGTTTGTAAACCAAGAGTTAGAAAAAAGTTTAAGCATCCCTAAACTAAGAGAAGGGTTGCTTAATGCTTACAACCAAGAACTACAAAACAATGATACAGCTCAATATACAAATGATGAGCAAGGCTTCAAAGAATGGATGTCTGACCAAGTAGGTTCGTATCTACTTGACGAAACTAAAAAAGCACAGAACCAAACAGACTCTTTTTTTAAACGTTTAGCTAATAAGATAAGAGCTTTTGTAAATGAATTTAGTAATGTTGCTAGAAGAAGATATAACGTAGCTCCTGCTTTTGCTGATTATGTAACTGAACTAAAAAAGATCAATACAGACCCCGGTCACTTTATGGTTAAGTATTTAGCTAGGTCTGAAATAGAACAAACGGTAGAAAAGATAGGTAAAGAGATACCATTAGGTGACCCTAAAGCACCACAGAAAATAAGACAAACAGTAAACAAACTAAAAGAATCAGGAGAAGTACTAGGAGTAGGAGAGTTTATAAAAACAGTCTTGTTTGCTAAGGATAATTTACTTAGGGGTTATGGTAAAGCTGGCATAGCTTTAGCACAAATGTTTAGAGGTCAGTCTCAAACTACAGAAGAAGTAGGGTTACTTACTGCAGCTGTAACTAGGGCTAGAGCAAAAATGAATGAGATACAAGCTATTCTAGGTGTAACTAAAAGTGGTGAGATGACTGAAGAAAAAATGAAAATTCTTTTAGACGCAGAAAACAATGATATCCCTACAGAACAATTAGATACACAAGCTAAACAGATAAGAGAGTGGTTGTCTAACCATTACAACCAAGAGTCTTTGAAAGACATAGGAATAGACGAGCTATCTAACTTCTTTCCACGTTCTTTACTTATAGAAGAGATAGCAGGCAACCCAGATAAGAAACAAGACTTGGTTAATTTACTTCTAGAGTTTAATGATGGGCTTAGTGAACAAGACGCTAATGAAGCAGTAGAGGCTACACTTGCAGATATATCTAGCGAAATAGAAGTAGATGGAGTTGAGGGTGATAAATACACCATTGGTTTGGTAAAATCTAGAGCTAAGTATTATAAAAATATACCTACCGCGCGTATGAGAGATATTGGTATCTTAGAAGATCCACATAGAGCTTTACAAAAATATATAGACAGCACAGTAAAAAGAGTAGAGTTAAATAAAAGAGGTGGATCAAAAAGAATAGAAGAACTTCTTAGCCAAATAGAAGACCCTAAACAAAGAGAGTTAGCTGAAAAAGCAGTAATGGCAATGTTAGGAAAAGTAACACCAATTTCTAGTGGTATGTTTAGAGGAGCTAATCAAATAGGTTTAGCCTTCAATGTTACTACGCTTTTAACCTTTGCTACATTTGCTTCTTTCCCAGATTTAGCTGGTCCTATACTTAGGTCTAAAGACTTTGGAGCTTTGCGTACTGCAAGTAAAACTATTTTTAATATGATTCAAGATAAAGAAGAAGCAGCACAACTTGCTAAAGACATAGGCGTAGTAGGTATTGACGCTATGATGGAGACTTTTGTAGGGGCTGGTGAGCTAGAATATACAAGCGAAGGCACTAAAAAATTTACTAATACTTTTTTTAGGGCTATAGGACTAGAACAGTTTACTAGGTTCACTAGGATATTTGCAGCTGGTATGGGTAAAGCTTTCTTATTAGACAACGCTAAAAAAGCAGCAGCTGGCAATCAAAGAGCTATAAGGTATCTAAAAGAGTTAGGCGTAACAGCAGAAGAAGTAAATAAATGGGCTGGTGGTAATATTAATGAAGCTGGCAATGAGAAAATAAAACTAGCTTTAGCTAGATTTGTAGATGAGTCTATAGTAAGGCCAAATGCTGCAGAAAGACCTATTTGGGCTTCTGATCCTAGGTTTGCTTTAGTGTGGCAGTTAAAGTCTTTCTTCTACGCATATGGTAAAACTATCGTAGGTGGTTCTATAAATGAGATGCAAGCTAGATATACAGAAGCAGGCTTAAAAGGTGCAGCTGTACCACTCTTCCTAGGTGCTGCTACTTTACTACCTTTAACTATGCTTGGGTTTGATTTACGTGAAAGATTTAAAGTTGGTCTAGCTTGGGTATTACCAGGGGTGAGCCCAGATGATAAGAACTACAGAAGGTCACAGACTATGGATTGGGGCGAATATACTACAGAAATTATAGATAGATCTGGTGTACTTGGACCGTTTACCTTGGCTCTTCCTTTATTTATGGAGGATAGAAGATATGGAGATCCAATGTGGGTAGGACCACTTGGACCTACTGTAGAAAAAGGGTATGATTTATTTACAGGTAATTTAAGACTAAAAGACTTATCGCCCGTTTATAACACTTTATGATGAGGTATAATTAACTATGGCTTACTCAGACACAATAAAATTAGTAGTAGGGGATACACTTCCTGAATTAACTTTTACATTAAAAGATAGCAATACAGCCGCTGCTGGGCAGACTTTAGATGTTGAGAATGATGCAACTTGGGCTCCTATAAACTTATCAGGTGGCACTGTAAAGTTTAGAATCAGAGAAGTTGGGCAAACTACTGTTTTAAAAACCATAACAGCATCAATAACAAACGCTTCTGGAGGCGAGTGCGCTTTAACTTTCCCTACAGGTACTTGGACAGCAGCTGGCACTTACGAAGGTGAGTTAGAATTCACTAAATCTAATGGGCAAATACAGACAGTACAAGACCTAGTTAAATTTAAGGTTCGTGACGATTTTGATTAATGGCCTTTCGTGCAAATCTTAAGTATGTAAATTTAAAAGCAACCGTATCTTTTTCGAAGATACGAGTTGTAGTTTCTCAAGAAAAAACCCGCACAAGCTTAAGTTTTACAGACGCTAAAACGTCCGTACATCACCAACTTGTAAAAACATTAGTTGAATATGTTAATTTAAACTCTTTAGTGCAGTACGTAAATTTATCTGCTGTAGATATTTTATTAGACCCAGACAGTAAAAATTTATACTTTATACCACAAAACGACTCACCTAATGCCGTTAACGTAACTATGTTAGAAGATACAGCTTTTGCTGTAGCTAAAACACTTACTGATATACCTGTAGTAACAGATGCCCCAGCCTTAGAAACAGCCAAGCCTCTTTCTGATTCTGTAGCTTTTGGGGAAGTTGTAGCTAAACTTCTTACTTTTGAACGTGTTTTTACAGACAATTTTTCTATGCAAGATGCTCCAGCATTAAGCCTTTCTACTGTGGTTCCAGATGATTTCGTTTCTCTAGGAGATGTACCTCTTTTAGCCCCTACTTTAGGAAAAACAGATACAGTTACAGTATCCGAATCTTTTAGTAGGGTGGTTACTTTTGCTAGAAGTTTTACAGATGCTGTATCGTTAGATGACCTTGCCTCTTTGTCAGACCCTTTACAGACTGATGTAGATTCTAACAAAACTAACGTTTTTGGTTTTACAGATGCGCATTCGTACGCTTTATCCAGATTTTTATCTGACACGTACGGGCTAGCTGATACGCCTGCGATAGGTATGAATCGTCCTGCCACTGATACAGTTAACGTTGCAGAGAGCAGTATTTTAGGAATAGGGTTAAATAAAACAGACACTCCTGTGGTTTCTGAAACATTAGCACTAAGCCTTAGCAATTTTTACACAGATAGTGCTACAATATCAGAAGTTATAAATGTTGTTACCATCTCAAGCCACAGCGTTCTTAACGCTTCTGGACTTAACAGTGGGACACTAAACTAGGAGTAATTATGATAAAGGATGGATTAGCCTTAAAAGGTAAATTATCAATAGCATTAAATGGCGAAACAGTACAGAAGGTAGATAATCTTGTTGTTACAGCTGGTAAAGGCTATGTAGCTAGTAGAATGAAAGATGCTTCTGCAACTGCTATGTCTCATATGGCAATTGGTACTGGATCTACAGCAGCAGCCGCAGGAAATACAGCACTTGGAAACCAATCAGCCCGTGTATCTTTAACTAGTACGACTGTAACCGGAGCAGATGTTGTATATGTTGCTACTTTCCCTGCCGGCACAGGAACAGCAGCGATTACAGAAGCTGGGATATTTAATGCTAGTTCTAGCGGCACTATGTTGTGTAGAACCGTATTTTCAGTTGTAAACAAGGGTGCATCTGACTCAATGACAATAACCTGGACTGTAACAGTTTCTTAATTAAATAGGAGGTATCTGTGGCAGTTGTTTTTAAGAACAATGCAAAGACGACGCTTGCATCAGGTATCAACTCGTCCGTAACTTCTATTACCGTTAATGATGGTAGTTTACTACCAAGCCTAAGCGGAAGCGATTTTTTCTTTGCCACAATAGACGATGGCACTAACAATGAAATAGTTAAGGTTACTGCAAGAAGTAGTAATACTCTTACTGTCGTTAGGGCCCAAGACAATACTACAGCTCAAAGTTTTTCTAGTGGGGCAGTAATTGAACTTAGATTAACTGCTGGTATATTAGAGCTTTTTTCTCAAACAGGCGTTGCCATAACCGATGAGATAGAAGCATATCTAGATGCTAACGGTCTTACTTTTCCAGACAATGTAAAAGCCCAGTTTGGTAATAGCAATGATCTACAAATATTTACTCAATCAAGTAATGGCAATGCAATTATTAGAGAAACAGGAGGCGGCAATTTAAGTATTCAAACAAACGGATCGCAAATAGGTTTTTTTGATACAACAAATAGTCAAAGTCTTGCTGAATTTGCTACAGGTGGGGGAGTTAATTTAAGACATAATGGAGACTCTAAGTTTACCACGACTAGCACAGGTATAGACGTAACAGGAACTATTGATGCTAGTGGAGATGTAACCACAACTGGTCACTATATTGCAGATACACACTTTAGGTCTTCAGATAGTAATGCCACATTATCCGCTACTGGTGGTGGTGGTGTATTTTTAAGACCTGATGGTCATAGTAGTAGTAGTAATCAATTTTTTATAGCATCAGGAACAGGCAATGCCACCTTTGGAGGAGCTATATTTAGTGGAGATGTTAACTCTACAGGTATTCTAAAATCAACTAAAACATCTTTCCCACAATTACAACTTAATGATGCAAGTAATGAAGTTAAGATTGGACATTCAGGCAACACCTTATTTATAAAAAGAGGAGATAGCGATGGAGAAATAAGGTTTAGAAACACAGATAATACCGACCCATTTATATTTGGTATGTCTACAAGTTCTCCACAACTTACAACAACCGCAACAATATCAGTTCTTGGTGACAATAAATTACTTAAGTTTGATAATGGTACAAAGCTGATTGGTGATCATGCATTTGATGGCTTACAAATAAGAACTAGCGATACTGATGCTATTGTATTTAAAACAAATGGTAATAATCCAAGATTTAGAATACTGGGTAATGGTGAAATACAAGTTGGCACTACAACTATTTCAGATCAGTCAAGAAACCTCACAAATATCAGCACTATCTCTAGTGGTGCAATAACAAGTACAGGAGCTTCCTCTGGCAGATATACAGGTTTAGAAGTAGTTAACTCAACAAATGCAGGTGGCACAGAAACAGCAATTGGTCTTGGTGTTGTATCTGCTAGTTCTAATGCATGTGATGTAAAACTTGTAGCAAATAGAGTTGGTGCTGATTTTGGTTCAGATTTTTATATTGAACAAACTGATTCTTCAGGTTCACAACAAGAAACATTTAGAATTACAGAATCAGGCAACGCTTCATTTGGAGGAACTATCTCTAGTGGTGCAATAACAAGTTCAGGTGGTTTTACATCAACCCATGGAACTTCTTTCGTATCTTCAACAGGCTCAGGCACAGCTTTTACATCACATAATTCTGTTTATTTTAGGCTAGTATCGCCTACTGTGGAATCAGGACATACAGCCAAACATGAAATTAGTGCGGGTTGGACAGCTGATGGTACAAGAACATATGAAGCACCTAAAAATGATGGCACATTCAATTTCAATCACGAATTTGGCTACAACTTTACAGAAGAAAATTGGTATTTTGAAGATAAATTAAAAGTTGGTAATTTAAACATAGGTGCTACAAATGTCATAGATTCTTCAAAAAACTTACTTAATATCGGTACTATCTCTAGTGGTGATATTACTGTTAACACAAATGGAAAAATTGGAACAGCAGGTGGTGAGACTTTTATTGCACATAATGGCACTACAGATTCTGGAATTAGATTTAGAGGAAGTGGCGAGATTATCCCTGTTACTTTTGCAGGGACAGGCTCAAATGGTGTTACTGATTTAGGTTCAGCAGGTTTTAGATTTAGAAATCTACATTTATCAGGAACTATCTCTAGTGGAGCTATAACATCTAGTGGCAATGTGGCAGGAGCTACTATGTCAACAACTGGTGATATAGATTTTGGTGGAAGAACACAACTAAGAAAAGATTTAAGAATTAGAGGAGATGGTTCAAGTGCAAATCTTGGTGTAGTAAGATTACGCACTAATTCAAGTAATACATTTTTTATTGATCCTGCTAGTGATGGTAATAATGTATTTACATTTGACAGTAATGGTAATTTAACAGCACCAGGAAATATATCTGGCACACTAGCATCATCAGTAATAGCCACTACTCAGTCAGCAGGAGATAACTCTACTAAGGTTGCAACAACAGCGTACACAGATACAGCCGTGGCTAATCTAGTTGACGGGGCTCCCTCAACCCTAAACACTCTTAATGAATTGGCAGCAGCCTTGGATGACAACGCTGATATTCTTGATCAGTTCTTACCATTATCTGGCGGAACCATGACTGGTGATCTCAATATGGGATCTAAAAATATTACAAACATACAAAACATAAGAAACAATGATATTGATTTTATTGTACAAGATACAACAGACAGCGTTACAAACTTTATTTGGAGAGACCACTCAGCCTCAAAACTATACCTAGGTACAGCCGATGCAAAAGTAGAATTAAGGTCTAACTTAAATTTACAGTCTGGGCATAACATTCAAATGAATGGTACAGCTGTTATGAGCTCTGGTAGAGCACTAACCAACATAACAGGGTTCTCTGGCACTTCAACAACAAATAATGGCTATGACTTTAACTGCACCGATAGCACAGGAGATGCGGGTTATACAGGCATGATAATAGACCACAATGTATCTGGAACTGATACATTAACTGCTGATAGAACTCATAGAGGTTTATATGTAGACCAAGATTCAAGTGCAACAGGTGGTGATACCTCAAATGAACATAGACTTTATGGTATACAAGTTGCTACTAACGCTACTGGCGACTCTGATCTTCTATATGCTATTAACACAACCGCTAGAGCACAACACTCTTCTGGAACAATTTCAGCAGTAAGAGGAGGAAACTTTACTGGTGTTGGGGATACAACCTCAACAGCTAGTCAGATAGTAGGCGTAGTAGGTACAGCACAAAAAACTATTGGGGGTACAGTTAATTCTTTATATGGAGTCTTTGGTAAGTCTCACATATTAAGTACTAACACTACCACTAATAGTATGAGTGCGTTTGGTTTATATGGTGAAGTTGAACTTGACTCTAATACAACTCTTACCAACGCAGATGCAGTAAGAGCAGTTATAGATAGGGATGCAGGCACTATTACTAATGGTTATTTATTTAGAGGTTCGTATGAAGGAACTCAACCAACCAATGCGTTTGGAGTTTATATATCTTCTGATGTAAGAAACTTCTTTGCAGGAGATATAACTATTGGAAACAATACCACCGATATAACTGGTGTTAATGTACATAAAGCAGATGCACAAATTGCGATAAATGATACTAACAGCAATCCAAGATTACGGTTTAGAGAAAATGGTACAACAAAATCTCTTATACAAACATCTTCAGGTTCATTAATATTAACGTCAGGCGGAACCACTACAGCACTTACGCTTGATACTTCACAAAACGCTACCTTTGCAGGAAGTATCGCTAGTGGTCAAATCACCATTACACAAACTCATCCAACATTATTTTTGCAAACATCTGGTGGAACTACAAATGATGCAGCTTATCTACAAAAATTTAACAATGATTTGTATTTATACAATAAAGAGTCAGCAGGTTCATTGTTTTTAGGAACAAATAATAGCACTAAAGTTACTATAAATTCTTCTGGCAATGCCACCTTTGCAGGTGATGTTAAGATTGGTAGTGTTGCACCACAAACTAACGCAAGTTTAAATTTAAGACGCAACGGCACAAATATAGAGTTTGGTCATAACAACCGATCTAGTGGATTTTATGGAACTCTAGGTGCTTTTTTTAATAATGGTCATCCTTATTTAGCATTTAGTGCAGATGCTAATGAATCAGGAAACACATTTAATACCAGAGGTTTTAAAGCAAATATAATTAAGGGAGATACTTCAGGCAATCTGATTTTTGCACAAGTAACAAACGCTAATGCAACTGGTCAAACACCAACTGAAAGATTTAGAATTGATGCTTCAGGTAGCTTCCAAGTACAGACAACAACCATAATTGACCAGTCAAGAAACCTTACAAACATAGCAAGTTTAAATATGAACACAGGGTCAGCAGTTGCAGTTCCTAAAACATTTAACATTGCAAACACAGGTAGTGGAAGTGGTAGATATATAAAATTTGGAACAATAAGTAGTATTTCGCAAGATGGAAGATCAGTAAAAATAACTGTTACCTCTAACTCTGGTTACAATGCAGCTGATTCACAAAACCAAGAAACTATAATTAGATTTAAAACATCAAATAATAGTTCAAATCAAAGTGGTTTTTATGGCGATTGCCAAAAGTATAGTTTTGGAAACAATACTAATGCACCATCTACAGTTTTAGTCAAACAGGTATCAACTACAGAATTTGAATTTTATGGTTTATTTAGCAATTTTACAGGTGCATCTAGTTTTTACACAGTAGAACATAGACATGGAACATGGACACATGATGGCACGGACACAGGAACTACTGCTCCAACAGGTACAGTTCTAACCGCTACTGCAAGAGCAATATTTACATCAGGTACAGAAAATCAATCAGCAATTATAAAAGTAGGTGGCATCACGCATGGTGCTTCAAATGTTATCCTTGATGGCTCTAGAAACCTTACAAACATAGCAACTATCTCAAGTAGTGGAGATATTACTTATGATGGTAATACAAGATCAAATAATATATTTCAGTTTCTTACAGAAGCTTCTTCTGCACAATCCCTTAAAGCAAAAGGACTATATGTTGGAACTACTTATGGTGGAAACAACGCAGCAAATGGAATGGTGCAAGCATCTATTGGGTTTGCAGTTGGGACTGGAGCAGGGGGTACAACTGTAATAGATTCCTCAAGAAACCTTACAAACATAGGAACAATCTCTAGTGGTGAAATCACAGCTACTAAACAAATAACTGCTGATACTATTTATTTTCCTTTAACAGTTGCAGGAATAGATGTAGGC